ATGATTAAATCGTATTTCATTTTCATCCCTTAATTGATTAATTAAAACATTTAAGCCTACTCATAATAGGCTTTGATGTTTTAATTAATCGCAGGTTGTATCACACATATTATTCCATTCGCTACATACAGTATGGCATGTTGCTGCAAATACTTTTGTCTCGATAATGCTTAAAGTTATTAGCCATAAAATGCCAGTCGTTATTAGTAAAGTTTTTTTCATTTTTAGTGCTCCTAGTTAAGTTAATTCTTTTTTCATTTGATCATTGACCATGCCATATTGCAAAGTCTATCCCAGCCAAGTTTTTGCAATTTTCCTATGTTTTCGGTTGGGGAAGTGTCAAATAATTTCTTTAAAAGATTGGCAGTTTGAAAATCTAATATTACTGTTTTTCTTTTTGTACCAAGTAACATTGATATTTTTGTATATTGTTGGTTATTTATTACGTCATTTATTATATCGAGTTTGGATTTCATTTCTTTTAACCTCATCACTTGTTTAAGATGAACCTATATTATCTTGTTGTTATATTCATGTCAACACTGTGTAATAATTATTTTAATGCTATCTATCATCAATAATTATGGGTAAAATATAGGCAATTATTAGTAGCAATGGATTGCTAAAATATGGGAAAGATAGGACGTCAATTAGAATATACGCAAGAAATAGGCGAAGAAATTTGCCTTAAAATGGCTACTAATTCAGCTAGCATTGTAACGCTATGCAAGCAAAATTCTCATTGGCCATGTTATCAAACTGTTTATGAATGGCGCATAAAGGTTCCTTCTTTCGGCGACATGTATCTACGCGCTAAACAAAATCAAATTGAACTTTTAGTCGATCAAATACTGGATATTTCCGACGATTCGACGCATGACACTATCATCAAAAGCAATACAAAAGGTGATGAATATGAGAGTGCAAATAGTGAATGGATTAACCGTTCTAAATTGCGTGTTGATTCACGTAAATGGTTAGCCGCTAAACTTGCACCTCGCATATATGGTGAAAAGAAAGAGTCTGAAGAAAAAGATGGATCGGACTTTATTAGTAAGAATAGAGAGAAATTAAATAGCAAATAAGGGATTAAAATGGCTGATACTTTTAGAAAAGAATATATACCGCTTACAAAAGAACAAATTGATAGATGCGCTGAAATAAAGGATAGCGCTGAATTATTATTAAAAATAATAAATGATATGCAAATCAGATCTGACCAGCGCTGTAGGGCTTTATCTGTTGTTAATCTTGAACAAGCTGTCATGTGGGCAATTAAAGCTATTACCTAAATAATAAGGCTAACTCATGGATGAGTCACACCTGTTGGATATTGTTAAAGACTTCACAAAGTTTGCCCCTGATTGCTTAGTAATAAGAAGTAAAGCCGGAAGCATTGAGCCTTTCAGATTGAATCGCGCTCAATTATATGCGCATGACAAAATAGAAACGCAACTCAGGGAAACTGGCCGTGTTCGCGCTTTAGCTTTAAAGGGTAGACAGCAAGGTTTCTCGACTTATACCCAAGGCCGTTATTTCCATAAGATGGTTACACGTTTGGGTACAAAGGTTTACATACTCACGCATGAAGCAGAAGCAACAAAGAATTTATTTGAAATGACGCAGAGGTTTTATGACAAATTACCTAAAGGCCTGGCATGTAAAGCTGATAAATCATCCAGCAAAGAACTCTATTTTAAGTCTTATGATAGCGGTTATGCTATCGGAACAGCCGGAAATAAAGGAGCGGGACGTTCGCAGACAATCCAGCTATTTCATGGCTCAGAGGTAGGTTTTTGGCCTAATGCTGAGGAGCATGCTCGAGGTGTATTGCAAGCTGTTAGTAATGAAGCTGGTACTGAAATCATTCTTGAATCAACGGCTAATGGTATTGGCAATTACTTTCATTCAATGTGGAAAGCTGCGGAAGATGGTAGTAATGGTTACATTCCTATCTTCTTGCCATGGTATTGGCAAAATGAATATACATCTATTGATAATGGTTTTCAGGCATCGGATGAGGAACAATTCCTTTTATCTATATATGGTAAAGATGGACTAACTAATAAGCATTTATCATGGCGCAGGTTTAAGATAGCGGAGTTTAGTAATGATTTTGATATTGGTCTCGAATCATTCAAGCAGGAGTTCCCATTTTCGGCTACAGAAGCATTTCTCAATCCGATTGCCAATGTCTTTATTAATAGCAAGCATGTGGTTAAGGCGAGAAAGCAACGAGTTGAACACAACGATACGCAGAATCTTATCATTGGCGTTGACGTCGCACTTGGCGACACTGATAAAACTGCCATCATTCGAAGACGTGGACGTGTAGCCTATAATCTTGAAACTTACCGCAACATGAACACAATGGAAATTGCGGGCTTACTTAAACATATCATTGAAAAGGAAAATCCCTATCGTGTATACATTGATTGCATCGGTGTCGGTGCTGGCGTTGTTGACCGGTTGCGTGAGCATAATTTTAGTTTTGTCGAAGGTATTAACGTAGCTCGTTCTGCAAATCAAAAGGATAAATTCAAAAATCTTCGGGCTGAATTATGGTCGACGATGCGTGACTGGCTTGTGCAAGAGATGCCTGTTGAGATTCCTGATAGAGATGATCTTCACGGCGACTTATGCAATCTTGGTTACAAATATGATAGTTCGGGGCGACTGCAAATAGAGTCGAAAGATGATTTAAAGGCACGTGGTATGCCATCGCCTGACACAAGTGATGCGTTAGCATTGACGTTCTATTCCGGTTTCTATGAGCCTGTCAGTGACTTTGCCATAACAACTGTGCCAAAGCCACGGCCGGGAATGTTTATTTAAGTAATGAACGAGCATATTTAAGCGCATCAATATGCATTTGTGGGCTTTCAAACTTAGCGTGTTCCATGTTAAATATGATTTCCTCGAGAATTCTTTTCATTGTTTCTTTGCAGCATTTATTCATTTAACTATCCCTTAATGTCAGCATAACAAGTGTTAATGTAATTATTAATACAAAAATATATGACATATTATTTATCCTTGGTATTAAAATCACATCCACATTTTTTCAAAAACTCTTTTTCATGCATGGGACAAATGGCAGTTTTCGTTCCCTTATGTACATCATGAAAGTCTCGCATAAAGAAAGCCAAGTGTATTGATGACGCTGCAAGATGTCGCAACATGCTTTCATTGCCTTTCGGGAATAGTTCAACGATAGCTCTGTATCGAGGTGTCATCTCAAGTATTAATTTGCCTAATTCTTCAACATCAATATCTAATTTATCGGTCATTGATTGACACTTCCATTTGAAAGAGTTGTTCAAGGTAAAGTTTAAAATCAATTATAGCTAATGCTTTGTAATGAAATGGCAATGATTCCCTATGTTTTTCTGATAATTCTTTTCTTATGCGTGCATAATCATTGGCTTGCTCTGAGCATAGTTTCAATACACGGTTTATAGCTTCATCAAAGCCTTTCTTTTCAGCGTGTAGTATATCTAATGCTATTTTTTCGTTAATTGTTAGTGTCATTTTTAAATTCCTTGCAGTTGTCACATTCTATTAATAATGGTTCATCGAAAATTTCTATTTTTATATAATAGTCGCCATGACCATCGCATATTTTACATACTTCATTTGACATTGCAGGCATCCTCAACTTTCATGCAATACGTTCACCGGAAAGAACGGCTATTGCTTTCGACATCATTTCGTTTATCCAGTTTTGCTTATAACACCATGCATTCATTTGATCATCGCCTGTAAATTCTATTGCAGTAGCATTGGCAACGCCTTTCAATTGTTTGATGGCGGTAATCAGTGGCCGTATATCTTCATCGCTGTATGGTTGATTTAGCGCTACTGTTATGGTTACTGTTTTCATGGTAACTCCGGTAATAATTGCCAATATTGTACTATGAAATGCATTTTACTTTTTGAATGACTAAACCAGAATTTTATTCCATCTCTGATTCGTAATGTTCTTATTTCGCAAGATTTACCATCAGTTGTTAAGACTGGCTTAAAAAATGGTGGATATTCAACATCTATATTTATCCATTCATGCTTGCCCATATTTTCCCATTCTTCATTCGTCAAGTAATCCTTGAGAGTTGGCAGCTTATTCATGTGGCGGCTCCGGTAATGGTTGCCAATGGGTTATGCAGTGATATGGATCACGCTGCCATATTTTATCATGTCGCCAATATTCTGTACTTATTCCAAATGGCTTTCCAAATGTTAAATATCTATCTTCTTTTTCAGGTAATCTATCTTTTACACTTATCCATTCATTCATTTAAATATCCTCTTCCTTGGCATATTGGGCAAATTTTATAACCAAGAGGTTCGATAGAAATCTTTCCACCTTCGCATTTATCAGGGCATGGATAACGCCAATCTGGATGATGTGTTTCGCATTGTTTACATAAAATGGCATATAAAATCATGCCGGGTTTAGCATTAGTTTGGCATTTCATCATTTGATATAAACCTTATTGGTACTTGTCCTGAAAACTTGTCGTGCCATTCTTCTTCGGTAAGCTCTATATTAGTTCCGTAATGGCGAACATAAATACCCGTTTTGGGTGATGGTCGTTTGAAATCGAAATGAAACCATGTCTTAATCATATCCATCCATCGTGCGCGGCAATTCTTGCAGACTCGCAAGGTATAAAAGGTTCGCTTATCTTTTTCATTGCCACCTTCCAGTATTGTTTGTTTGGTAAACGGCAAGTCAAGTTCGTTCATCTCATAAAAACAGGCCATCCATAATGTTCTTAAATCATCTTCTTCTGCTTGGCATTTCTGGCATGTATCAATAGGGTTCATCTTCAATAGCTCTCTTTTCTTCGTCAGTTAATTCATTAAACCAGGTTAAAAATATCTTATGACAATCATCGCATATAGTCTCAGTTGGATGATTTTTGCATCTTGGCATAAGAGTTAGCATTTCCTCAGCGGCTTTAAAATCATTCCATTCTTTATCATTTTTCTTGGGAAAAGTTTCCTGACAAAGAGAGCAGGTAAATTCACTCATATTTAAAACCCTTTTGTCGCTTCCCAGCCCATTGCTGATTGTAGTTTCATTTCTTCTTTTATATTGCTTTCAATGGTATTCATTAATCGTATATAAACCTGACGTGCCAAGTTTTCATTGTCAAAGAATGCCTTATATACGCCATCGTTATTGTAGATAACTTTCATTATCCATCGTGGAGCATGATGATGTTGACGAATGACGCCAGAGGTTTCGCGTGCAGGATAAATAAGAACGCTGCGTATGTCATCAATTGCTATAAATGAATTAGTAAACTGGAATATTCTCATTGTACGAATATCCTCGCAATTGAAACGCAAGCCGATACTATTAACATGAATATGCCAAGCCATTGCCACATTGCGAATATTTTAAATGTATCTTTCCATTGCGCTGCAAGTATCAGGTACAGTGTTCCCATTAATGCCAAGAATTGTGTGTCAGTCATACATTATTCTCCCAAATCCATATACGGTTTTTACTTTGATCTTTGCCACGGCTAACAAGCCAGTCGAAATAATATTCTTCATGTTTCATTTTCATGATTGGCTTATCCCAGTGCTGGTCAAGATTGCCAATCAGAATAAATTTATCAATGAGCGGAAGTATAATGGATTCTTTTACGCCATAAGGATTGGAGCCATATGGCATCTTATGCGGTGCATAAGTAGTAATCCAGCTTGCGATAACAGTGCTGGGGTTGAAAGTTTTTACGGCGTCAAGTGCTTCGAGGTTTTTGACTTCTGGGGAATATTTAATGACAGGTTGGCGCATGGCTGCATATTGCATTTGGATGACAGGGTCTTCTTGTATGCGAGAATCGGTCATGGGAATGTCAAGATAGTGGCCAAGATCGCCGGAACCTGCGCCTATTTCTATGGCGTGCTTTTTGCTTGGGATTTGCTCTTGCAAGAAGCCAATGAGTTCCGTGGTGGGTATGCCATAGCGTGCATGGACGTGGCAGAAGGTGCGAAAGTCTAGCCAGTCAAATTGCTGCCATTCTTTGGCAGACATTAGCCTGATTTGCCCATTTGGCAAGAGTACTTCGCTGGCGATATCTTTGACGGTGGATGTGTCGATTATCTGGGTAATCATATTAATTTATTCTCGAAAAGGTAAGTCATCTTTAATATCAATCAATTTATTGGATTGCTGATTATAAATTTCATTTACTAGATCATTTATCATTTCTCTGGTAAAGGGTGGGCCTAAGGATCGCCATGACATATTTAACTGAGAAAACCATAAAGCTAAATCAAAAAGAATGATTAATTGTTTTTCAGATATTTTCATACAGTTCATTCTCAATTAAATATATAAGCATTTTGGCAAGCGAATTTGAAGGATTCTCATCACTAATATGGTGAGTTAAAGAGGTAAACATCCAGTCCATTTGCTGTGAAGTGGTATCGCAATAATAATTTACAGAATAAAATTCAGAGAATTGTATGGTTGCTATATTGTTTGATTTATCGTTTGCCCAAATGCCTTTTTCCATACGAAAACGAAATGAATTATATGGCTCATTTTCTTTTAGTGTAATGCGATGCGGTAATAGGTCGAGTAATTCGGCAGCAGTGAATGCTGAATATCTATCAGGCATTAAACCAAAATTAGTATATCGAATATGCCAATTTGGTGTTTTTTCATCAAGCATACAGAAATACCAATAAAATAAACTTTCTTGTTTGACTTTTAGTTTTTTTAATTGTTTAGCTAATTCAAGTGAGCATACCTGATTTTCTAGGCTAGTCATTAGTTGTTTTCGCTTTTTTCAATGTATTATTTTTTCGTAGTTCGTTTAACTCCATTGTCATTGATTTTAAATCTGAAAATGTTGTATCTAATTGTATTCCTAATACCTGAATTATTTTATCAGTCTCTGGCATTTGTTTTCCTGTTGAACATAATGCAAGTAAAGACCAGATAGTAGAGTTGAAACTTTCTATAATTTCTTTCATCTCCATTAATATGCCGCGACTTGCTCCTTCATGAGCCATTGCTATTATTGAAGATAGACAGGATATCTGGAAAAATCCTAGTTTTTCTTCTGGGGAATTAAATTGATTTTCCATCTTTATGGTTGTTTTCAAGTGAGATTTCCTTTGTGAGATTTATTCTTTTGCTAAATAACTCTAAAAATCTTTTAGCTTCATCATGATCTTGTGCAGCTAAATTTCTGACAAAATCCATTAACCACATATTTGTTATTTCAATTTTTATTAATTCGTTATATGTTTTTGATAAATTATCTTCTGCTTCAAAAAGTTTGGCTTCCATATCGGAAGCTGAATCAATGGAATTTCTAACAATCTTATGCACAATTGAATCAATGTTATCCGTCATTGCCGAGTTCCTTGACTGTGGCAATGTTCTTTAATTGTTCGGCATCGTCGGCAAGTTGCATGCTGTAATCAAACAGGTTTTTGAGTACGACTGATTCAAGCATGATGGTATTGCTTGGGTCAGTTGGCAGGCCATTTCTGGTTTCAAGTACGAGATGCGCGCCATCGAACCATGCATACACAGAATCGCCAAGATAAGCTGGCTGTCCATATTTATAAATAAATTCTTCTTTTGTCATGTTTGTTCCTTTGAATTAGCGGCCGGTTTTATGCACGTCACCGGCCAGACGCATAAGTAAGGGAATGACCCCTTTGCATTTGGTGGGCTATTTTCCCGGCAGGTAGCCGTTTCGCCTAAGCGTTCCTGTAATCCTATCCAGTATCGTTGCCCATAAATCATTGGCGCTTACTTTCGTTTTACTTGCCCGCTACTGATTGCAAGTCAGGCGTTTGCAAGATAAGGATTTTACGGTAACCCGCGAAACCGTTCATAAGCGCCATTATATTATGTTGCCGGATATTATAATAGATTTTATTTTTTTACTATTATTATGTGAGGTAAAAATGGTGGATAAGTCTAATTTACCTATTTGGCAGACGGCTTGGCAGAAATGATAAGGTGGGGATATCTTATGGATGGCCTTGTATGAAATAAATAGCGAAAATAGTCATCAACAACTCATACATGGCTTATTCACATACTTATTAACATTTTTTGTGGATAAGTTGCATGATAGACTAGAACAAATTATTGACATACATGGATGTATGAACATGGCCAAGCCTTATCGCGATATGGAAGTTGCGAAAAAAATACGTGAACGCGTCAAGAAATGGGATGATAACTGGCGATTTAATAAAGACCAATATCATGAATTTACTTCTTTTGTCATGGGTAGTCAGTGGACAGAGGACGAGTCAAAACTATTTGTTGATTACAAAAAAATCCCTCTCAGTTTTAATAAATTAGCCCCTCTTATCAATCATTTACTTGGCGAACAACGGCAAAACACGCCTAACTTGCAGGTTATGCCAAGCGATGGTGTGCCGGTTCAGACAAGCAAGATACGTGAGGCATTGATCAAGGATATTTCCTTGAACAGTGATGCGAAGCGCGTCTATCAGACAGCATTTCAACAGGCAGCGATTGGCGGTTTTGGCGCTTATATGCTTGATACGGAATATGAAAATAACCATTCATTCAATCAGATTATTGTATTGCGGGATATTAAAGACCCAACATGGTGTTATTGGGATATTTCAGCCTTGTCACCATGTAAAACTGATGGTATGGGAGCAGGATATCGTACCAGAATGTCCAGAAAGATGTTTGCGGGCATTTATGGCAAGGATATTGAAGCGCAGATTGGCTCCGATGCGAATTATGACGAAGGATCGGCGACTGGCTGGATTTTCAGTAATGACAAGGAAATTACGATCATTAATGATTATGAACGTGAATATTCCTCGGAAACTCTTTATCAGTTATCTAATGGTCGTTCTTTAACCAGTAAGCAATTGGGAAAACTGGAAAAAATCAAGGTTAAGTCAGCAAGTAGCGCAAGAATGGAAAAATTATATATCGACAATGGCGAAATTGTGTCGGTAGAGAATCAGCGGGATGTTCCAAAATACAAAATTAAGCACAGAAAATTAGCCGGTGAGTTTATTCTGGAAGAAACGGATATTGTCAGCGAGCAATTGCCGGTCATTTTTGTTGATCAGAATAGTTACATTGATAAATCTGGCAAGCAAATATGTCGTCCAATCGTAAAAGATGCGCGTGATGCGCAACGATACATCAATTATTTGGGTACGCAATCAGCATATATGATGCGCGTATCTCGTTATGATCAATTTCTTGTTAGTAAAGCGAATGTCAAATCACCAGATACGCAAATTATCTGGCGTGATCCTTCTACGGCTCAGGGTGGGCTAGTTTATGATGAATCGGCTAACGGAAACAAACCTGAGCAGCTTAGGCCACCTGAATTATCACAATCACTGATTACGCAGTATCAACGCGCCATGTCTGACATTGAGTCATGTACTGGCATTTATGGAACTCAAATGGGAGAGCAAGGAAATGAAACTTCTGGCGCAGCTATTGATGCACGCACAAAGCGTGGGAACTTTAATACTTACGTACCTTTCGATAGCCTTAATCGTGCTATTGCTGTGGGCGGTTCTATCATAGATGAAATGATTCCGTTTATTTACGATACGGAACGTGAAGTTATGCTGAATATGCCAGATAGTGGCGTGAAGCCAGTCATGTTAAACAAACAGGTCGATGCTTACGGCAGTCAGATTGAAAATGACATGACGCAAGGAAAATATCAGATCAGATTGTTGCCTGGTGCGTCATTTGAAGGACAGAAACAGGAAAATCTCGAATCTATCCAGACAGTCCTGCAAGCCGATCCTACATTGTTCCGTATGGTAGCTGATTTGTATGTTGAAAATCTGCCAATGATGGCGAACAACATTGAATTGCGTAATCGTCTCAGAACTATTGTTCCCCCAGAAATTATTGAAGCTGGCAAGACTGGTGAGCCGTTGCCGCCTAAGCAGGATCAGCCGCCACCAGAAGTGATGCTGAAAATGCAGGAACTGCAAATGAAGCAAAAGGACAATGAAGCTAAAACCATGCTGAAAATGCGTGAGCTGGAAAACAAGGAACATGAATTGCAACTGCAAGGCATTCAAACAGGACAGGATATCTCTGTGAAGCTGCAGGAAATTGAAGCTGCAAAGCTGGAAGCAGCGGCGAAGTTGCAAGAACAAGAATTGCGTTATCAGGCTGAGATGCAACGCATGTCAGCGGATATGCAAATGTCACATGCTGACAATATTGTCAGATTATTGACGCACACACAAAAGACCAGTAATCAACATAAGGAAATGAGAAATGACTGATTTGGCAATTGATAGAACAAGAAGCGCTGATAACTTGATCGTTAGTGAAGAAGCCAGAAAGCTGGGTACGCCTATGCCAGGAGAAGTAGCCAATAAACCAATAGAAGAAAAATTAGAAGATAATATAAATCCAGATACCAGCCAGGAAGAAATACCGGTTTCTCTGGAAGTGCCAGAAGAAAAAAAGGAAGACAAAACAGAATCGCAAACAGAAGATAAGTCAAAAGAAGATACCTCTAGCGTTGATGAAAATGTAGATGAGTATGGAAATCCTGTCGCTAAAGCAAAAACATACACGGAAGAAGAAGTTCAGGCAATGATTCGCAAGCGGTTAAAAGATCGCCATATTGAACAACCTGTTCAAGCTCCGGAGAAAAAACCTGCGCCAGTGGAAGGTGAGGAAAGTGAAACCAACTGGAAACAGGAATTAAAGGAAGTAATAAAGGAAACGGCGCAGGAAGTTGAAAAAGAAACTCAGGAAAAGCAATGGCGTCGCAATGAAGAAATTGCGCAGGTTGAATTTGAAAGCAAGTTTTCGACTAGTATGCAAAAATATAGTGATTTTGAAAAGGTAGTTAGTGGAAAGCCAATTACAGCGGCGATAATGGTTGCGGCAAGAGATATGCAAGACCCGGCTGCTTTTCTTTATGCTGCCTGTAAGCAAAATCCCGGTGAAATTGAACGGATTGCGAAAATTCCCAATGCGGTAACGCAAGGAGTTGAGATTGGGCGTCTGGAAGAAAGAATGCGCAAGGCTAGAGTAATAACGACTGCGCCTGTGCCAGCGAAAAGAATCAGTGGCGACGCTACATTTGAGCCACTAAAACAAGATATTGATTCATTGATTCACAGTCATGGAAAAAGTAAGATTAGAGATAACAGAAAGTAATTTATGTCATGGAGGATTTGCAATGCCGATACCAGGGGATAATGGACAGCCATTACTTGAGCGACAAAAACAGAATGTCAGAATTAGGGATGTTGCATTGACTGGCGCTGACGTGCAAAGAGACATTAATCATTTTGAACCGCCAAAGCCTGAGCCTAAGATTCATCTTGATGGAGCCATTTACAAACGTGGCTAAGAATCGGAAGATAGATGGTGATGCGAATTTATTTTCGTCTGGCCATGCATTGCGGTCACTTGGAAAGGTTGGAAAACCCGGAAAAGGAAAAGGTCGTGCGCATGGTCAAGGTAAAACGCCGGTACAGGAAGAACAGTCTGCTAAGAAATCAGGCAGAAATGATGGTTATAGATAAAAGGATTTATCTTATGGAAAAAAGACATGCTAATGAAAATCTGAATGAGCCTGACAACATGCCAATGCCACGTATTGTTTATCGCAATGACATTTTGCCAGATGTTAATAATTTATCTGAAATGAGCAGAGAAGCTATGGTGGCAGAAGATGCCAAAGCTTATTAAATCAAATCAGCAAATTGATACGATTACGGCAAAGAATTTGCAGAAACCTGCAAAGACTGAGAAGTATGATTCAACCATTGATGAGCGAGATCGTTCATGCATGGCCAGAAAACCCGAACCCCGTTTTGGAGAATATCGATGAGCAAAAGCGAAGATAAACGCAAAGAAAAGCAAAAGATGCCTGAAAAGAAAGAAAGCAAGAAACATGAAATGAAAGAACATGAAAAAAAGAAAGGTAAGAAATAAATGAAGCCAACAGAAGGCGAAATGATGAATCCGTCTGAACCTCAGACGGGTGAGCCTGAATATATCGATAAAACCGTCCAATCGGCTGATAATACTTTTTACCCTAACAAGGGTCAATCAGAGCCAGCTTATCGATATAAGGAATATAGGTAATGATTTTATTGTGTCGTGGTTGCGGCAAAGAAACTGGCAATGAAGGTAATATTTGTTTTAATTGCGCCCGTCCTCACAAATCAAGATGTGTTCATGGGCTTGTTGATGATTGTTATCAATGTAAAATGCAATCATTGAAAAATATTGCTGGGAATGTCCTATCGGAAGAATTGAAGTATATAAAATTACAGGAAAAAATTGAAAAATTAGAAAATACTCATGAACGATTTATAAAATTATATTTCAAAGAAAAAAATGAAATTGAAAAACAAATTACTGCATTAACAGAAATGTCTAAAGGACTCTCAATAAAGCATGTAAAATTAATTGATATTGAATTAAAGAAATCTCCTTACAAATGTCCTGTTTGTGATGGCAAAGGTTATTGGCGCGGAATAGAAGATAATATTTCTTGTGGCGGCCAATGTCATGCCTGTGAAAGTAAAGGCATAGTCTGGAATTAACACTAAGGATTTACAATGAATAGAAAAATAGTAAATAATAATAGTCATTTTTTAAATGACGAACAAAAAAATATTAAACATAAAATAATGCAGGATTTGATGGAAGCATTTTATTCAAATCTGGAAAAAGATAAAGATAAATTTCTGCACCACCCACAAGCTGTTAGTGATATAGTGTGTTCATGTCTCATTATGTTTAACCGCGATGTTATTGTTCATTTTCTGCAAACCTTCAATATTAAGGACAAAAGAAAAGATTTTATGAAAAGTCTTTTCGAAAAAATAAGGGATGAAGTTAACCATAAAATAAAGAACTCAATGATATGATACAAAATGAATCTAAGACAACTTCTCGTCGAACTACTTATGAACGTGTATATTCCGCTGCGCTGGAATTATTTGAACATGATAGAAATAAATTAAACTTCTGGTGGATATCTCAGCAACCAGAATTAG